GGCTTACGAATCTCTGGTAACTTTTCTACGTGATGCTTTTGCACTGAGTATCCAACTCCAGTACCTCCTAACAATAGGAACATAGCTTCACCAAATGCTCTCCAATCATCGATTGGCATGTAAGCGCAATTGTAAACACGGTTTGGACTAATCTCGATTGGCTTACCTGCAAACTGCATACTACGCATTGAAGGTAGAATCTTTTTGTTTAGAACGAAGTCATAGGCATGCTCTATCTCTTCTTTCAATTGTGGAAACTTTCTTACGTGCATTTCCTTGTTACGAGTCACTAACTCGTCCCACGTTTCTCTTCTTTGTAATTCAGGGATGTACTTACTGTACTTCATGAAGACAGTAATATCACTGAGGATCTCATTGCTTATTTCTTTCATAATGTTTATTGGGTTTATTTTGTTAACTTTTCCATAGATGCTGTAGGGATAAATACTTCATATGCTCTCGTCATCCTACGAAAATCTTTAGAAAAATCATACAATTCCTTGTAGTTCTTGAAACTTGTTTCTTAGTGTGCTTTTTAATACTTCTTCTCCGTTTGCCATTGTCTTCTTGGTATCGATTCCTTCAAGAGTGTTCTCTGCGAAGATTTGAATCTTACATACGCTCATGTTTAGCTTACTTGGGAATGTTAGTCCATCAGGACCAAATCGGTTCTTGATTACGTGCCATCTTCCTGTACCACTGAGCTTATCAGTTGTCTTACGTGATAGTGATACAACAAAGTCAGCAATCATTACCTTAGAGTACGATTCTGCAATCTTCTCTGCACCAATGATATCGTCTTCCAATGCTGATCTATTTGCTTGTGATGCTGTCCAGATTGGAAACTTGTACGTTCCAGCCAATCCACGCAACTCTTCATAGATGCTACCTAATGCCTGGTCATGGCGTTTAGTGTGGTTCACATTAGTCTCTTTCAACAAGTCAGCATAGTCAACTAATACGATATCGGGCTTAAAGCCTTGCATTACGCACTTTTCAATATGACTAGTAAGCGTTCCTACTGAAGCTGTCTTAGTTGGATAGTACTTAATGATTAGGTTTCCTTTCAACTTACCTACTGCTTCCTTTACATCATCCATATGAAACTTCAAGTCTTGGGATGGAATGTTTGTGTAGTAGGAGTCAAAGCGAGATCCAACATAACCTTCAGCCAACTCTAATGTGTAGTAGATTACGTTAAGACCTTTCTCAACTGCAGCTGCTGCAATACTAACAAGTGCCATAGACTTACCAATACCAGCAGGTGCTACGAATACTCCTAACTCACCACTACCTAATCCACCATCCATAATCTCATTCACAACATCCCATGGTGTTGGGCTAGTGTGTCGGATATTGGCTTGGTATCTCTCTTCTACTTGGTCAATGTACTCGTGACCTATATTACGATCAGTACCAGCTTTCATTGCATTATCAATGTTAGCCTTAATCTCATCGTACTTACCTATCTTTAAAAGCTCAACCGACTCAAGGATTGCATTCTTTAACTTTTGGTTTTTGCAGAAGTTGAGGAATTGATCCTTTACAAACTGATGGTCTTCTGCGTCCAAGTGCAGCATGACGTCCTTCAATTGCATAATAACTGAAGCTTTCAATACATCAAGAGTGATAGACTCCACTTGTACCTTTAGTACGTCCAGAGTCGGTTGAGATTTATACTGCTTGAAATAATCTAGAATGGTCTTGGTAATCCACTTTCCTGCATCCGAGTTCATATACTCTGGATCCAGTAAGTCGCTAATCTGTTGTAAGAATGGTTTATCTTTCATTAAAACAGCCAGCACTTTCGTTTGGAAAGCTGTTCCATATCTTTGTAGTGTGTCTGAACTCATAACTATAATATAGGGTAAAATTACTCAGGTTGCAAGGCAAACCTGTCTAATTTTTGAGTAACGTCTCGTAACCACATATCTGCGTTTCTAATTGCTCCCGTCATACGATCCTCAATCAGCATCTTGTGGAAGCCAATCTTATTGCACTTGGGAACATTATTGTCCATAGATTCGAGGATTCGCATCTTAATTGTGAGGTTAATACCGCTATCAGATAGCTGCATTAGTTGTAGGTTCCTGTCGACAATTTCCTTTGAATCCAGTAGCTGCTTGTATATCTTAATCTTCTGAGACTGGCCAGCTGCGAACTCATATAAATCATCGGTAGAGACTTGTTTATCCTCGGTTAAAACGCTAAATCTCTTTTGAATGGTCTTTGCCCCTATTCCGTCTACACCGTTGATATTATCGCTTGAATCGCCTAATAAAGCACGATATAAAGCAAAGTTTCTTGGATGGATACCATACTCCTGATACACATCTTCGGTATAATAAAAACGCTTCTTAGTAGGGCTCCAAATATGGATACGATCATTTACTAATTGATAAAAATCTTTATCTGACGACATGATGAATACTTGACTATCATCCTTCTGGGATAGGTAGTCTTGTGCAATATAAGCAATGGTGTCGTCAGCTTCCGTTGCTTCTGCTGTAATAACTGTGAATGGTAGTGTCTCTAGGTACTGAACTAATCTAATAAGCTGCTCCAGTTGATTGTCCTGCTTGTCTACTTCTTCTGAGCGATTGAGTCTAATCTTGAATTTACGATTAGCTTTGTACTCAGGGTAGAGCTGTCTGCGCTTAGCTGTTCCGTTTTTACCATCAAACACAATGATCACACGTGTTGGGTCAATGTTTTTGATTGCATGTCCAATACTCATTAGCGTGCCAGAGATACCTCCAACATGCTCGCCATCACTATTTGTGACTGGACTTGCTGCATACGCTCTAATGAATGTATTAAGACCGTCAACGATCAGCACCCTTGAATTTAGATGCTGATCGCTTTGCGGTCCGTTAATCCGTAGCTCGTTGAGTAAGGCTAAATACTTAGTCGAATAATTCGTCATCGTCTACTGTGATTTCGTCTGGGTTGATTTGGTCTTGTGAGCGGTACTTCATAATAAAGATATCGCATATCTTTCTGTAGCAGTAATCATAAAGGTCTGGATCCTTGTCTAAGATTCCTCGCCACTCTTTTGACATGAAGCGAATTTCTTCTCCAGTTTCTTCATTCACGAGTGTGTAGTACGCACCGGCTTGTTTTAACATACCGTAGTCTTTCATCAAAGCCAACCAACTATTCAAGTCATCAATACCAGAATTAAAGTAGATGTCGAACGTTGCTTTTTTGAATGGGGGTCCCATTCGATTCTTAATAACCTGAGCTTCAGTTTGAACGCCAATGATTTGCTCAGTCTTGCCAGTACCGCTTTTCAACTTACCGACACCTTTCAATCTTACTCGACAGCTTGCGTGGAAGCCTAGAGCCTTACCACCAGAGGTAGTGTACTTGTCACCAAACATTACACCCATCTTCTCACGAAGCTGTGATGCACATAGTAACAATACTCTTTGCTTTCCAATTACGTTAGTAATCTTACGCATAGCCTTTGACATTACGATGGCTTTTGAGGTTGCCCAACCATCCTTGTCGTAATCGGCATCTTGCTCAACTTTTGTAGTTGCTGCTGATACAGAGTCAATTACAATAGTGACCAATCTGTCCTTTGAGCTTTTACGGATTCCTTCGATAATGCTCTCAACAGCTTCAAATATGTCCTCGATGGTCTCTAAGGGAACATATAGCATGTTGTTAACATCAACTCCAATTGCACGTAGGAACTCTTCACTAAGGGCGTTCTCAGTGTCGATGTACACAGCCAATCCACCTTTCTTTTGTGTATTAGCCAATACGTGTGCCATGATCAAACTCTTACCGGAAGCTTCCATACCTTGAAGTTCCACAATACGGCCTACTGGAAATCCTCCGTTAGGTCTGTTTGAGATAGCCAAATCTAGCAGAGAGGATCCTGTTGAGATCCACTCTGTTAAATCTGTTGGAGTTTCCTCTTGTCCATTCAGAAAGTGAGCAGCTTTGAAGTCCTTAAACTTCTTATTTAAACTGTCCGCTAACTGCGTAGCCAATTCATCTCTACCTGAGATTTCTTCTGCTGCTTTCTTTGCCATTTGGATTAAGAGTTAAAAAGTTCGTCGAATGCTGAGTTAATGTCGTCTACCTTTGTTGCTGTGGTAGCAGACTTGATCTGTGATTCAGCTTTCCCAGTTGGAGCACTTGCATTAGTGTCAGGATTCAACCACTTCTCTAAAGCAGCTGTCATCTCTTCATAAGACAATTCCTCATACAACTCGGTGATTGATTTCTGCTCATTCACGATCTTGCTTGCAACTTCTTTGTCAGTTGTTGCAGGAGTAGTGTTAGGCTTAACACGTACAGTATAGCTTGGGAATGCACCTTCTTTCTCAGCAGCTACGTGCTCGATAGTAAGGTCACGACCATTCATAATGTCAGTGATGTCACCATAGTCAGGGTCAGCAATCACTCCCAACAACTCTTGGTAAATCTGTTTACCAAAGCTCCAGAAGCGAACTCCCTTTTCTTCTTCTCCACGAACGACAACAGGAACATATACACGGAACTTTGGTTCGATCTTCTTACCTAGTTTCCAGTCTTCCTTATTACCAGAACGCTTTAACTTGTCAGCAAATTCAACGATTGGGTCAGGACGTCCAAATGAAATCGGCGATACCATAGTACGCTTGTTGATTTCGTAGTGGAAGTACATCTCGATGAACGGATTGTCCTTGTCATGTGCGTAAGGTACGATACGTACTTGACTCTTTCCTACTGGTGGTTTCCAAAGATACTCGGAAGTCTTGTTACCTCCACCAGAATTTGCGCTGCGTTGCATTTCTTGCAAACGGCTTTTGATTGCATCTAAATTGATTGCCATATTGTGTAACTTTTAATTATTTAATAAATATACGAAACTTTTATGGATTAGACAACTCTTTTATTAGAATTGTTTTGTATCCATCATCACCCTGTGCTAAAAGCAGACAATTGGAATAGTCTGACCAGTTAACTACGAATGATTTATCTAATATACCATAATTTAGGACGCGGATCAACGCATTCAAAGCATTTATACTATAAAGCGTGTTTGTTTCCTTTTTTCTGTTGATTGATATGGTATCTTTTAGTCGTCTACTATTGTTATAGACGTTGTATGTGCATATAATGCTGTTGTCGTTGTGAACGTATGTGTAACACTTTAAGTTAGCAACGTCGTTATCGTACGCCTTGTGTATACTCCCAATACAATGTGGTAAGTCTTGTAACGTGGTAAATGTGCACAGTAATTGCGGTCTCATCCTTACTTCTTCTCAATTGCGTCAATCTGCTTCTGTAGTGCAGCTTTCTTTTGTTGTAATTGTGCTATCTGTTGATCTATCTTAGCTTTATCTTGTTGAAGCTTTGCAGCCTTTTCTTCATCTGCTGCGCCTACTGCGCTCTCCAACTCATTTAGCATATTTCTGAATGCGCTATAGTCGATAGCTGAGTAATCGATTTCTTTCTTTTTCATGGACTAGTCTATATGTCTATAATTATCTCCTGTTTTGATCTTAATTGGAAATTTACTGGGGATAATTGATTCTACGACATCTAGTAGTGTTTGCTCCTTTCCTGCAGGGACATCGAATAGAATACTGTCGTATGTATACAATACTGGCAGTATATCTTCTGGAAGCTCTGCAAATAGCTGACTTAGGATT